CCATCTGGTTTCAACATGTTCGTTTCGTAGTCTACAGCAACGGCCCCTGTCTGCATTGAGGCAGCTTTTCGTAGCCATCGGGCGGCAAGGGCCGGGTCTAGTACCTTTTGCACGTCAGCGGCCCAGTCCGGCGGTCCTACGGGCCATGGGCGGTCCGTGTGAGCGATGGCTTTACGTAAATGGTCTTTAAACTGTCTGTCTAGTACCGGATCGTCTTCACGTATAAGATGTCGCGGGTCCCATGTAGGGCAAATCCAGGCGTTTAATTCCTGGCACGGTATATTCCATCCGGTCCACCGCGCCATCTGCCCTACACCATCTTTCCACACAGCACCCACTACAGCGTCGATGGGTGCTTTGCCCATAGGTACAATCACGTCTGGTTGTAATTCTTTGATGGTGCGTAAAATGTTGGGACGGCAATAAGCCACTTCTGCCGAGGTGGGAAAGCGGTCTGCCGGGGTGCGGCAGATCAGGGCATTGGTCATCCAACTATTGTCAATATCAAATTTAAGGCCTTGTAACACCCGGCGGAGGTATTTTCCATTTTCGCCAACAAAATGAGCACCCTGCGCGTCTTCTTTGACGGCGGGCGCGTCACCAACAAATAATACCCTATGCTCACCTGTGCCGGTGACGGGCATTTTGGGAGATTGACAAAGCTGGTGCAGGCCACAGGCCCCACATTGCGGAAGGGTGCGTGTGGGCGGGGCTTGGGCCAACCGTGAACCCGCGAAGAAGCCTTTAATTTTTGGCATCTTTTTGGATTTCTTTCATGGCCAATGCGACAATACCACTATCTACACCGTATTGATCCAACGCATTGATAAAGTTTTGCATAATGGTGGCTGTGGTTTCACGCACGCTGAGCCATTCACGGTCAAAGTGCTCGTTCCATTCGTTCACTGCCTGCGCCGCACTTTCCTTGTGGTCGGTATCCAGGAAAGTTTCTCTGATTTTACGACCAAATAACACGAGTTCTATCGTGGTGAATGTTTGCCCTTCATTTACAATGTGGGCATACATGGGCTGGTCGTCGGTTTGCCCTTGTTTCGTAACAACATGCCTATCCGCTGGGTGTTTTTGTCCCATGTTATTCTACCTTTCCGAGGCAGGTTACATATGTGAACTTCCCGCCATCAATTTTCAGGCGGCCTGGCGCAATAAAACAATCGTTCGTTCGGGTGGTGATATCCACAAGGAGTTGCGGGGCCATGTTGAAACTCAACGGCTCGCCGTCCCACTTTACATCTTTGCGTTCTTCGTACCAACCGCTGGCACCCCTACCACGGAGCCGAAGCTGCCCGGCCTTGAGATCCACGGTCACCACATTGTTTTCCGAATTTTCGGCAGAAAAGATTTCGGCTTTTTCAACTGCTTCAGCAAGACCACCCGGCAACGTGGTCGGGGTACCATCCACTTCCAGGATTGCGCTGATGTCTTCGAAGTCCATCATCTCACGCCGTACCGAAAGGACTAACCCGGTTGGATTGCGGAAATGCAACCATGTCTTTGTTTCGCTGACCTCGGTCATGCCCAGGCCGGTGACGTGTTTTAGGCTGTCGCGTTTCACAAGGCACTCTTTGGCCACGCCGGTTTCCAATGGATACCGGGCAAGCTGGAAATTGTCGCACGCCTCCACCCATTCCGGGGTCACGTGGATGCATGTGAGATGGAAGTTGTTTGCGTCCTTGCTCGCACATTGTTGAACCACACCCACGGCATCAGCGAATTCGGGGTGTAGGTCGGACCATTTTTTCGGTTTCTCCACTGCACCAATTGGCAGGGTGATTTCGGCTTCAAGGGTGATGCCGGAGCGGCGGCGGGTGCCTTTCACAAGCAACTCCCCACCTTCCGGGTTTTCCCTTATGTCGATTACTTTCTCCACCATCTTGCCAAGGAGGTCAAGTAAAGGCTTAGCGGCCACGGCTCCTTCCAAACCAACCTCGCATTCCATGGCACAGGCAATTTCGTCGTTGAAGGTGATCACGTGCCCGTCTTTGAAAACAAAACACGATGATTGTTCCACAGCCTCCTTGATGGCAAGGCCTGGAGCCACGGCCTCGAGTTTACGTAGTAGTTCTTCCCTGTCTTGTCGCATAAATAGTCTCCTTTAGGTTTCGATATTTGTTGCTTGAGTGGCCCGTATACCTACCACCCAAAAAAGATCGCCATGTTCTACATATTCCAAACACTTACTTTCATAATGAGGATCAAAAAGTACATTACCCAATTTAGCCTCAACGGCCTCATGGTATTTATACTTATCGGTGATGTTTATTATATCCATTTGCTGCCACCAATTTCGCGGGGCAAAATGGTTGAGCCGCTTAGTGGGATCGGCACCGATTTGAATGCCTATTACTGGAATATTGAGTTGGTGGTAGGCTAGGCCATGTAAAACCCCGGCGGCACTCATGCCACTACCAAGACAGATAATAATTCGTTTGGGTAAGTGGATGTTACCAAAAGCCATTTCAACAGGAATACTTTGCACCTGGTTACGGGTACAGGCAAGAGCAGCCAAATGCTCCATACCAAAGGGGATATATCGCCACGCGGAACGATACCGCATGTCTTCCCGAGCACGGGCGATAATGACGTTATTATACCCGGCTTTGTGTTGAATCAATTCACCCCCGTGTGCTTCCATATCCTTCATTTCTTCTGTTTTTTCACCTCGCGGCATATGGCATCGGGCCGGGATGCCGAGGGTATGCGCTAATCGGGCGACAATTTGTGCCTGTGGGCTTTTACGGGCCGAGGCCGTAATTAACCCTTCGGCGGGTGGTAATAGCCCTGTCAACAAACCCGGGCCATTGTCATGGGTACGGGTGGCAAGGTGCCAACAAGCCCTCACCTTCCCGCCTCGTATACCAGAACGGCAATAAAGGTCATCGCGTTTTAAGTACACACCATCGATAGTTTCAATGGGGGTAAGTGTGGGGATGTTGTCTTTCATTTGATATTCCTTACAAAAGGCCCCGGCAGCTATTCCACCGGGGCCTTTATTCAAGCCGTTTTGTGTTCTAGGCGTTCACTTCAACCCCGAAGCCTCGGATCGAATGCCACGCATTACGCAAGGCGAAGAGGCTTTCGGCGGGGTTCGTTTTGCCGTAAAGATCGTCGAGCTCGGCCACCATCGCCTCGGTTACACCAGCTTCCAGGCCATGCTCGGCAATGATGGTTCCCGCAAGGTAAGGTCGCGTTCGCGTTTCACGTACTCCGGGGATCCGTGTCGTTTCGGGCGGGGTGTTTTTGGCGGGTTTGTCTTTCTTGGCTTTCTTATCCTTCTTGACCGGAGCCGCTTTGGCCTTGGCGGGCTTTTTGGCCGCAGCCTTCTTCGCCGGAGGGGCTTTTTCGGCTGGTTTAGGATCGGCTACCACCTCGATGTCTTCGTCGTTTTTAATGGCTTCAAGGCAGATCACAAGCGCCTCCGCGCCACCCTTGTCTTCGATGAAGGTTTCGTCGTCCACCATCTCGTCTACACCGGCCGCCTTGGCTTCTATGCGTTTTTTGGTCCATTTGCCCGCCGAGGTAATACCCAGCCCCTTAAAAAGGGCTACCGCTGCACTCCGTGTAATCGTTGCCATGTCATGGCCTCCTTTGTTTACGGGTTGTTCCCGCACGTTTTTCAATTTAGGCTTGGCTGCTTTGCCGCCTTCATCTCATATAGTCGGTACGTGCTCGGGAAACTTTACACATTTCATAGATTTTTTTTAAAAAGAACTTTTTATGTGGGGTCGGCCAATATTTAGGCACCCCGCCACATGGACACACCGGCTTTCCGTATAGGCTTCTTCCCTACGTTTGGTCCAGTTCAGGCGATAAATACCCGCTACCTGTTCTTCTTCGGTGGCATTGATGCAAAACATTGCTGTTGGATGATCGTTTTTCCGGCGGTCATCAGAAAAATTGCCACGGCGCAGGGTGTGGGCTTCATAAGAATTTGCGTCGCCCTGGGTAGCCGTTACAACGAGGATGTGCAAGCTTTGGGATAGGTTGCGGAGTTGCTTCCAATTTTCATTGATGGCGTCACGGTCGCCAGGCGAATACCCGGTGGGAATGGATAAGATGTCGGCATAATCAATTACCACTACATCCGGCACCCACCCGGCCCGTTCCCACACATCCAAAGTACTCCTAATCCCTTCTACATTTATGGAACTGTTGGGATGTACACTTAGCCGGAGTAATGGTTTTTTGTGGCGGCGCGTTTTTGCTTGGCAGGATTTCCAGGCTTTTTTCCAATTTAATGGCCCGTCCCATTCATGCGGCTCCGTCACCACGTCCGCCATCAGTTGCCCGGGTTCGTAAGAAATGTCCGTGGGTATTTCTAGTTCGTAGGGCGGTTTGATGGGATGGTTTGCGCTACGGATCATAAGCCTTTTCATGATCTGGTTCTGCGACATATCCCCTACTTCAAAGAATGCTACCCGTTGCCCCTGGCGTATAGCCGTCCAGGCAATGTCAATCAACCACCACGTTTTCCCGATACCGGCGGCCCCGGTAATAGCCACAAACTCATCCCGCGCTAGTTGGTCACTGAAAAATTTACCAAGCGCCCCCGGGTACTTAATAAGCGGTTCGGTAGACGCTTCGAACGCTTCCCGTATGGCGGTTTCATCTTGTAGCACATCTATCCCGGCACCCACGCCCATTTCAACCTTATCCCACTTGGCCGCTGTGGCAAGGGCCTTATTTATTTCCCCCCGGTCAATGTAACCTTTGACCTTTTCCGACATACGTTCAAGAAGTACCGCGTTGAAATGCTTCCCCGCTACATCTATGAGGTAATCAGGATTTGTGTCGGCAGCTTCACCCTCATAATCTTCACTAAGCCCCGCAAGGAACCGGTCCACGAGATCGACCGTGCTGTTATCGTTTGCCCGGCCTGCCCATGTTTCAAATAACCCCTCAATATTTCCGCGTGGTGCTTCGTTATATTTGCGGAAATATTCCACGCACCACCCACCGACCAAATTTGCCCACCGTACCCGGAAAAGCCCATCGGCCTTCCACCGCTCGGCTACCCGGCCAAGTACCATGTCACTCACTACCATACCTGTTAGGATGCGTTTTTCTTCAACGGCGTCGTGTGTACTTACCTTCACTTTTTTACACCTAATTGTGTTTCATGATCTGCATCTGATAAATAAGAAACACAACCGGCGGATTCCACATGCACAGAATGTCCAGTCCTATCATGATGTTGTGCGGCTACACCTAAAGCATTTTTACTATAAAGCGTCCAATCACATCCATCACACCGCGCACTGTAGTCAACAAATCTCCATGTATGTCTTGTAGGCATATTTATTCTCCTAATGTGTTATTCACTTTCACTTTGCATTACCTCACAAAACCTATCCCAACGGTCCGGGTCATGGGCGTAATCATTTGCCCAGCCTCGGCCCATGTTCCGCCACCGGCTTGCTTCTGGTTTAAACACCAACGGGCCAAGTTCACCGCTCCAATCATCCCATCCATGCACTTGGCCATTCACATGCTCCATCCATAACCGAACAAAATGTGCCGGGGGTGGCATTACATAGACCAGGTGATCACCTAACCTAAGCAATCTCTGGCGTTCTTTACCATAACAATCTTTGAGGTCGTTCCGGCGTAACTTATTCACAAAAGCTATTTGCTTACGAACCCATGTTGTATAGGCCGTCAAACATGCCTGGGTCGCCGCTGGCACGCTTTCACCGCTTCCCATGGGCCAGGCCAAGGTCGCAAGACGTTCAGCCAGTGTGGCGGCTTCGGGGCTTACCTCTATAGCACTTTTAAGGTCGCGCCCATATTGCCGTTCGATGGCAGCAAACTTTTTGCGGAAACTTTCACCCGCATAAGCTTCCGGCACAAACTCTTCGCCTATGTGGTGGGTGTACCAATCCATGACTTTTTCGATGGTGGTTTCGTCTACTTCATCGATGGTGCGTAGGAGGCGGATGTGTTTTGCCCATGCTGCGGGCTTGGCCCTACCGACCTTGGTGGTGCGTGGTGGTAGTTTTTTGATGGCATGGAAGAGTTTGGTGGCGATGTCAATGTCAAATTGGGATGCTTTGGTGGTGTTTTCTACCATACCAAATCCACCATCGCTTTCCCGTACCGTAGGTCGGGATAATTGTTTATTAAACTTAATACTCCTCTCCTCCCCCGATTTGGTGTGATCAGCCTCCCCTAAATCGGGGGAGGCTGTTTTTTTACGTGGTTTCTTGGGTGTTTCATTTACCACTGAGGCATCATACCCAACCGCCCTTAAATATCGTTTACGTCCATCGAAACTTTCCTGTACCACAAAGCCCATCTTTTTGAGGTTGGATATGGCCTGGGTAATCTTTGTGGGGGCGGTGTTGCATTCTAGGGCAAACCGTGCGTTTGATACAAAACACCCACGCGGACTTCGTGTGTAGTTTTGTATAATGGCGTACACCATAAGCTCAAGCATTTTGATGTGCCTGCGCATCACGGCACATGCTACGGGCCGGGGAAGGACCATGTAGTCCAATTCAAAGGGAAGTTTTTCAGTTTCCATACTTCAAGCTCCATCAAAAAAGCCGCGTTCAATCGCAGTGTAAAGTCTTGCAGGACGGTACAGGTATACGATGAACGCGGCTTCTAAAAAAGAGTTCGTTTTTGTACCGTCCTGCAAAAGGTATAATACCATAGTCGGCGCGGTTTGTACAATCAATTAAAATAGTGGCCCTTTGCCAAATATACTGGCCACCACGTGCCCCTGTTCCCTCGCCCATTGCCCAAACCAGGTAATGACGCGGCCCTTGGTATTTCTTCCTTTCCAGGTCTTTAGGGTTTTAGGGTGCCCCCACTTTTTGGAACCACATTTCTTTCCCTGCGCCACATACATCCCATTTTTTTCAATGAGCCTGACTTTCATCTCGTTTCTCCTTGGTTGGTGTAGGTAGTCATGTGCATTTAGTGGGTAATAAGCACCCGCTTGTCACCAGGAATCAAGTTCATGATGTCCTCAAGCGTCGGGGCCGGTGACTCTCCGAGCATTTCGAGCTTAAGGTGATCCGGTTCTGCAAATTCCCACTCCCTCACAGAGCGGCCTAGAGTTTTCTCAATAGCCTCCTGGAATACGCTGAACGGCATACAGAGTCGTTTTTCGTAAAGTTGAAATTTTGCCCTTTGCTCGAACGTCATTTCGCTCCAAAAGCCGGACTCTAGCAGCTTAACCGCCTCTTCTCTCGTTAGGTTTCCATATGACATCGTTCTTCTCCTTGGTTGGTGGTTACAAAGTATTCTGATGTGTCTGTGTGATCCCGTCTCCATTTCTGAAATCATTAAGTGCTTCAATTGCGTCTTCCAGTTTTTCAAATTCAACTTGTACACCCACCAAATCAGTAAATATACCAGCGTCACAATCTTCTCCTGTCTCCGTGTCAGTTATTGTTGCTTTTATCCAAATTTTGTAAGCCATGTTTTTGCTCCTTTGTTGTTTATATCCTAGTATCGGTACAAGGTGAAGAAACTTAAGAAAGAAAGGCTGTTCGTAATTCTGCAAGTTCCCCAGGATCGGCATCTCCGGCGTCTTCCCCCGTCTCAAGAACTACCGTGTGGGTGGTGCCCGGGAACACGGATAGGGCGTTTGCCAGCTCCCGCGCTCGGGCCTGTGCTTCCGGGTGGGTGTCGAAGCATACGGCCCGCACCGCATACCGTGACATCGCCAAAAGCTGGGCCTCCGTGTATGCGGTGCCACAGGTGGCCACGGCCCCCGGGCCGGTAGCCCATACATCGACTGGCCCCTCGTGAATAATAATGGCGTGCCGGGCATAGTCCGCACCATAAAGGATGCTCTTGTGAGCAATTGATTCATGTTCCGCCGATGCCGATATGTAGCGTTGTTTTTCTTTGGGGCGGATGGAGCGTGTGGTCCATGAAACAATTTCCCCGTGGTGCATGATGGGGATGAACAACCGCCACCGTAGCAGCCGGGTCTGGCCAATACCTTCAACGCCCCACGTCATGGCCATGTCGGCGGCGTCTAAGCCCCGTGCGGTTAAATAGGCCTTATGCCCCGGCCCAAGGGGTGTTCGCCCCGCAGGCAGTACCAGGCGGCCTGTCTTGCGAACCGGGGCACGTGCTAAGGAGGCGTCATCTATACGTTCCCGCATGGCCCGGGCATTTTGCCCCGTTAGTTCCGCAAGAACTCGCGCTGTGTTTTGCCGTCCACACCGCCAACAGGATGAGGCCCCGGTAGATAAGGAAATGCCCAAATGGTATTTCCCAGCACCACCACACAAAGGACAATCCACCTGTACCCATCCGAGCCGCCCGTGCTTGTGGCCGGCCCCCACGTGTGGCACGTTGTATTCTACTAGGATGTCTTCTATGGTTGGCATTGTCATTCGTTGTCTTGGAGGTGTGTGATGTCTTCGTGTCGTACCCACTCACCGTTATCCATTTCTTCTACGTCTAATTCTGATCCGTGGCACGCAGTGATGTCATACCGATCAATGGGTATGTTCCAGTTATCGGCGAGGGTGTATAATTTGTCTTTCACTTTGTTTTTATGTGCCTGGTCTTCTTTATAAACACCCTCGTCCCGCAAGGCTATAACAGCATTTGTTATTAGGTCGTTCATTACCGAAGGTTCAAGGGCATCAAGCTCCCAGCTTTCACCGCCAAATCGTTCAATATATGCCTTGCACCGGCTATCTGTTATTTTTGCCGGGTCTGGTGGTGGGTCATAAAGCCTTACCTGGTCCATGTTGAGGGCAATGCGTTCAAATTCGGTACCACCCATAAACATTTCCATTCGGTCAAAAATGTCGCGGCTCATGTCGATACCACTTGGGTCATGGTCACCAAGGTGGATGATGTGTGTGGTGTAGCCTAAATCATGCCAGTGCGCAAGCCGCTGCCCTGCACGCCACATTTCACTCTGGCTCGTATAGCCACGGCATGAAAAAAATGGTACGTCAAGCTGTTGGCATACACCTTCGATAACACCTGTCAGGGCATCTTTTTCAATCCACACTTCTGGGCGAACTTTTTGATTTTCCCACATGTCTACGTGGTACCATCCGGCAAGTTTGGCCAGGGCGTCTTCCGCGCCATTAAAATGTTCTAGATCCTTGAGGTTGCGGGTGCGGTCTACGAGGTGGTTCCAATCCACCAGGCCAGCCAAACGAGCATCATTGATGATGACACCAATCCAATTATAGTTCGGGTCGGCGTTTTTGGTTCCATCGGCGTTTTTGACCCATTTGCCCCCGTGGCGTACCCATTTACGGTCTTCCGGGAAAAGGTTGCGGGCGACGATTTGGTAGTATAATTGACGTAATGTCAGTTTAAACCCTTGCTCTTGGTATTCTTCTAGTATGGTGTTCGCGATGGCAATCATCTTGAGCCATTGGCGAGTAAATCGTCGTTCGGGTGTGTAGCAGATTTTAGGCATGGGGGTTCCTTTCACGTTTACGTGCATCTGGGAGGATCATGTTTTCACGTGCGGCTTTTTTCAAAAGGGCTATCACGGCGGCTTCCATAGTGTATCCACGTGCGGCGCAGTATGCTTTGAATTGTGTTTTCACGTTTTGTGAGATGTTGCGCGTGTGAATGCTTGTCTTTTTTGGTCTTTCCGGGTTCACTTTTTCACCTCCATTATTTCTATTAGTTGGTCGAATATGTCCATGTCGCTTTCATAAGCCCCACCGTCAAGGGTTGCGCGGATCACGTCTTGCTTGGTTTGGATGATACGGCATAGGTCTTCCTCTATGGTACCCCCGGCGACCAAGTAGTTTATCCATGCGACCCCCTTTTGGCCGATGCGGTGGATGCGGTCTTCCGCTTGGATGTGGTCCCCGGGTCGCCACCAAAGCTCCACAAAGGCTAGGTTTGAACATGTGTCTTGAAGGCCATTGATCCCGGTACCGGCGGCCTTGATGTTACCTATGAATAATCGTGTTTCCTTATCATGCCGAAATTGGTCCACAGCAAGTTTCTGTCGCCGTCCCGTTACACTGCCGTCTACGGTGGTACTTTTGGTGGGGATGCGCCGTTGCAGTACGTCTATCATCTTTTTATGTACGGCGAACAACACGAGTTTTTCGTTGGGGAATTCGTCTAGGAATGCATTGGCCCAACCTACCACGGCCCGGGCTTTAAGCCGGGCGGCCAAGCGTAATAGGTAGCCTATGCGGGTCACGGCGGCGGCCCGGGCCGCCCGGCTTGCCTTGCCTGCGGAATGGTTTTGCGCAAGCCATCCCAGGAAGTCGTTTTTGGCGTGGTCATATTCGGCTCGGTCAGAAAGGTCCATAGGCACCACCCGGCGGACTTTGCTGGGTAGGTCTTTCAATACATCTTCTTTAAGCCTGCGCACCATACATGTCCGCCGGAGCTTGGCATGTAGTTTTGGGAGGTTTTCGGCCCCCTTAAATTCCCATTTGCCGAACCTTTTTCTGGGTTTGCAGTGTTCTTGGGCAAAGGAGAAAAAGGATGGGAATTCGTCCGGACGTAGCATGTGTAGGGTTGGCCATAGTTCGGCGGGCCGGTTTGTGAGGGGCGTGCCACTTAATGCCATGCGGAAGGGCACCATGCGGGCTAATTCAATGGTGGCCCTGGTGCGTTTGGTGGTGAGGTTTGTGAAGAATTGACATTCATCCAGCACAAGGGTTTGTAAGCCGATTTTTTTCAGGTAGGGTAGCCAATACATAAGGATGTCGGGGTTTATTACCATAAGTTTCTGGGTGAACTCGAAATGGTCCTTGGGGGGTGTTTGGCTTTCCAATACCTGGGCGCGGAGATTAACATGGGTTTTCGCTTCATGCTCCCACACGTATTTCACCGGTGATACCACCAGTGCGGGGAACATTTGGGCTACTGTGTGGCGCTGCATAAGCCAAAGGGTTTGCAAGGTTTTCCCGAGGCCCATGTCGTCGGCAAGCAACGTGCCACCACCAACCTCCAGGAAATCCTCCATGTCTAGGACGCCTTCTTTTTGATACTTATATGGTTTGGCTGGTGGCATTATTTCTCGCTTTCGATGGGGTGTAGCATCCATGGGTACGTTGCCGATTGGTCACAGCAGTCGTATGGCATCACTATGATACAAAGGTTGTGTGCCATAGCTCCTTTTACGAGGCCCGGTAATGCGCCATTGTTGGCTTCCATGATGGTTTGGCGGTTGGGTGCTTGTGGACGGCCTCTTTTACCTTCCGTCCGGGGAAACCATCCATGCCCTTCAAGATCCCATCTCCCGTTTAGATCGAAGTATAGGTACATGCAATCATTTTTCGGTACTGGGTGCATGTATACTTGGTGTTGTGTTGGTGTAATCATCCGAGTGCTCCTTTTATTTCACTGAAGGCTTCGTTCACCCGCGCCACAGCCCACCCCTGCGTCCGCAGGTATTGCCGTACCGTGCTCCGGTAATTGCGTGGTTCGCCGCCTTTGGCTTCGGCGGTGGCTTCTATCGCTTCGGGTGGGTGCAACACCAGTTCCACGGCATAGCGGGCGTCATCGCTTAATTCTTCGGCCCATTCCGTGTTGTGTGTGGTGGCCGGTGCGGCAAAGTCGCGGTCACAAATAGCTTCCATCGGGGTGTGGTTTTGTCGCCGTACTCGTGTCCGCATTTTATCAAACAATGTGTACCACACCCAGCGCCGTATTTCTGTGCCATAATCTGCTTCAATGACCCTGCCGGTGGGGCTTGTGCCCCGGCAAAATTGCTGGTGCCCCCGCACAAATGCTTCGTTTGCTTCACCTACCAATTCATCAAACTCTCCGCCATATTGGTTGCGGAATTTGTGTACCTGGTGGAAGATCAGGTTCTTTACAAGCTTATAGGCTTCATCGGCGTTGGTCGGGGGCGTGGTTACAGCGGCAGCGGTTGCCATCGTTCGGTCTCCTTGGTTGTGTGTGTTTGCTAGTGTTTGTTGTGTTCCGGTATTACTATTAGTTCCCCCTTGCGCACACCTTCAAGGAGTTCGGCCTCAAAAAACACGTCTCCATGTAAGTTTATTTTTACTCCATTTAAGGAGTAAGCGTCGCCCTTAAAATGTCCGTCGGTTTTTGTTGTGTTTGCACTCATCTTAGGCCTCCTTGGTTGCTTTAACTTTCACTATATACTACAACCCAAAGGATGATTATATTTGGATTATTTTGAAGTTTCTTTTCCGTTCGTGTCCGTTCCGGCATCAACGGGGATGCCTTGGGCCGCGATCTTTGGGTCGCCTTTCACAAACACCAGTACATTCTGATGCAACTTCACTATTTTTCGCGCTCCCCGTACAAAAAATGTGTTCGCCCGCATGGCCCCGGTTCCCACAGCGTTAATTAAAACGATGTCATTGTAGTATTGGGCACCGGCGTCCTCAAAGGCACGTACCGTATCGCCAACAAAATCAAGCATTTGGCGGCGGTCCTTGTCTTTGGCCCGGTAATTGCCCACCACGAAGCAGGCGAAGCGGTTTGGTTTTAGTTTGCTTACCCCGGCTTCGATTATGGCTCGGTAACGCACGAGGAATTCATCATAGGGCATGTTTGAAATGTCTTCCGGTTCGTCGCTGTATACTTCAAGGTTGCCGTAGGGCGGGCAGCTAAACAGGAAGTCGCAGGCGGGGGCTTTGGGAAGTAGTTTAAAGGAGTCCCCTTGTTTCCATTTTGGGGTGTATTGGCCTTGTGTGTATTTGTTGATTTGGGTGCGGTTTGCTTCTACTTGTTCACCACGGAGTTCGATGCCCATGTATTTGAGGCCCAGCACGGAAGCCACAATGCCCCGCACGCTACCCCCGGCAAATGGGTCCAGCACTATGCCCCCGGGCGGGCACCACCATTTATAAACGAGCTCGCACACTACCGGGTCAAAGATGCTGGTCTGTGATTCAATGCGGGCACCTTTGCGGCCATCTTTTAGGGTTTCGGGGATAGAGTAGGTAAGCTTACCATCACGCCCTTCTTCACTTTGGATGCCCTTGGCAAGCCACAGGCGGCGGCGGTTTTGCCAATCACCTTCCCGTGTATTCCATACCGAAAAGGGTGGCATGGTGAACCGTTGTTTGAGGCGTCCGGTGGTGGGTTGTAATCCAAAGAAGCCTGTGTCGGCGTGAAGGTTGTGTTCAGTCATTGTTTGTGGCCTTCTGTAATAAATCCCGGGTCTGGATCATCTGTGCGTGTGCCTTCTTTTGTTGGTAAAGTCAGGTCATAACGTTCGGCTAGCGCACCAAGGCCGTCACGGTATAGCGCTGCCGGGTCCTTGCCCATTTGATGGTAAAAACCCGGGTTCCACGCCGCCGCCCATCCTTGCTGGATGGCTTTCTTGTGTTCGCCTAAGCGTGGCCACGTGGCTGCAAGTTTCAAGGCGTTTCGGTAGTCCCCGGCGTCCCATAGTTTCTTGAGTTGTTCGAGTTTGGTCGGCATATTTGGTTCCCTTGTGGTTGGCAATGTGTACATTGTAACAAAATGCACAAATAAAAGCAAGGCTTTATTTAGCCCATTCATCCTCCGCCACAATAGCTTCCATGGTTTTTGCCAGATCGTGTAGATGTTTGGCCATGTTTTTGAACTGTTCTTCTAATCGCTTTTCACGTACCAATCCATCCTTCAATTTTTTCTCAGCAGCCATTCCCCGCTCTTTCCAAACCTTTAATCCGTTTTTAGCCATCCTCTTTCTCCTTATTCGTGGTTTTAATTGTAAATAACCCAAAAGTGTTTCCTGTCGGGGGTACGTTCACAACCATCTTCATCATGGCATACTAGGCAATCTCCGCACGCGTCGCAGTAGTCGCCACATTTGGGTGTAGCTTCTTCTGTTTTATACACGGCCCCCTTGCTGTTGGCGAAGTGTTTTGTCATTACAGTAACTCAACAAGTACAGCACGTACAGGCCATTGCCGCCCTTGCCCATCACCATGTCGAACCATCGCTTGTATTTCACTTTGTCCTTTTCTGTCTTTGCCACATTGCATACCACAAAGGTCATAGGCGTCGCTGTTAAAATGATCTTTCATTACCTGCTTCAATGCCCCGGTGCCTGTGGTGGCTGTTGTGCGTACCTCAACACCAACAAACCCCGCCATCCATATCTTTCCGTCCTTGCGTGGCATCTTAGTTCTCCTTGATTTATTATAGGTTGGTGGCAGTCCGGTTTCCAATAACCTAAAGGGCCTTGTCGATGGTGAGC